CTTGCTTGTAAAAGAGCAAGTAACTCAGGCAAAACTTCAAAAACTTAAACGTAACCTCACTTAAGGAATCCTCATGAAATTAGTGCTATGTTCAGTAAAAGACCGTGCAGCGGATGCTTACGGTCGTCCAATGTTTGTTCCCTCTGTTGGTGTCGCAATTAGGAGCTTTAGCGACGAAGTTAATCGAGCAGATGCTGAGAATCAGCTACACAATCATCCAGATGACTTTGATTTATATGAATTTGGCGAATTTGACGATAATACTGGTCAATTTGCTTTACACGATCAACCAAAACTACTATCCTTAGGAAAACAGGTAAAAATACCTAAGGAATGATTTAAAACAAACCGACTCAAAGGTATTATCTTTGGGTCGGAACAATTAAGGAGCTCGTTAACATGCATCGTAACAAGTCAGTAGATGTACATCAATTTACTATGATTCCGAAGGCTGATATACCTCGGAGTTCATTTGATTGTCAGTCAACACATAAAACAACTTTCGATGCTGGCTATCTAGTACCTATCTATGTAGACGAAATGTTGCCAGGCGATACTTTCCGCCTGAATATGACGGCTTTTGCCCGTCTTGCAACTCCTCTTTATCCAATTATGGATAATATGCATTTAGATTCATTCTTTTTCTTTGTTCCAAATCGATTAATTTGGAGCAATTGGCAAAAATTTATGGGTCAACAAACGAATCCCAATGATTCTATTAGTTATGTTGTACCCCAACAAGTATCACCAACTGGTGGATACGCTATAGGTTCACTTCAAGATTACATGGGTTTACCCACTGTAGGACAAGTAGGTAATTCAAGTACTGTGAGCCATTGTGCTTTTTGGCCTAGAGCTTACAATCTTATATATAACGAATGGTTTAGGGACGAAAACCTTCAAAATTCAGTAACAGTAGATACAGGTGATGGTCCTGATACTGTTGCTAATTACACGTTGTTAAGACGTGGAAAACGCAAAGACTATTTTACGTCTGCCCTACCATGGCCTCAAAAAGGCACTGCTGTAACATTACCGTTAGGTACATCAGCACCAGTACTTACTGACAATACTGTAGTTTCAATGGGCAATGCATCAGGAACACGAAATCTCAATGCTCGTGGTACAACAGGATCAGACGGTATTTATGTAGGAACAGATGGATTTTGGCAAGGTACTGGTGGACTAAAGTTTGTAAACAGTGGTTTATATGCTGATTTATCAGCTGCAACTGCAGCAACAGTAAATCAATTACGCCAATCATTTCAGATTCAAAAATTACTTGAAAGGGACGCCCGTGGCGGTACTCGTTATACTGAAATTATACGCTCACATTTTGGTGTTATTTCTCCTGATGCTCGCTTACAGCGTCCCGAGTACATCGGGGGTGGATCAACCAATATTAATATTAATCCGATCGCTCAGACGTCGGGTACTAATGCTAGTGGAACTACTACCCCTATGGGCACACTTGCTGCTATGGGTACTGCCTTGGCTCATAATCATGGCTTTACTTACTCAGCTACTGAACATGGTGTCATTCTGGGATTAGTATCTGTACGTGCCGATCTTACATACCAGCAGGGACTGCAGCGTATGTGGAGTCGATCAACACGATACGATTTTTATTTCCCAGCATTTGCAACCTTAGGCGAACAGGCCGTACTCAATAAGGAAATATATGTTACAGGTGGTTCTGGGGATAATGATGTATTTGGCTATCAAGAACGCTGGGCAGAATACCGATATTATCCTAGCCGCATTTCAAGTTTGTTCCGTTCTACTGCTACTGGAACTATTGATGCCTGGCATCTTGCACAAAAGTTCACTACTACACCTACGTTGAACACAACGTTTATACAAGACACACCACCAGTGAGTCGAGTGTTAGCGGTTGGTGCATCTGCTAACGGACAACAATTTATTTTTGATAGCTTTTTTGATTGTAAAAAAGCACGACCAATGCCAATGTACTCTGTACCTGGCTTAATTGATCATTTCTAATGTTTACTTCAATAGCTAACGCATTTTCATCAGCTCCCGGCCTAGGTTCTTTACTAGGCGGTGTTGCTGGTGGTTTAGGTTCGTTTTTTGGGCAACAACAAGCGAACCAAGCAAATACTGCAATGGCGCAAGAGCAAATGGCATTTCAAGAAAGAATGTCAAATACTTCATATCAAAGAGCAGTAACGGATATGATAGCTGCGGGTCTAAACCCCATGCTAGCTTACTCACAAGGCGGTGCATCGACACCGTCCGGACAAACTGCCGTAGCACAAAGCGCTTTAGGCGCAGCTGCTAATAGTGCAACACAAGCAGCCAATGTAATGGCTGATATTAATTTAAAAAGTGCGCAAGCATCAACAACAAATAGCCAGGAAGACTTAAATAGAGCTAATCAAAATTTAGCGTTAGTTGAAAGTGCAAATAAAGCAGCACAATTACCTGGCCATCAAAAGTATGTAGATCAAGTTACAAGCATGATTGCACAAAATAATGCTATGGCAGCACAAGCATCTGCTTTAGCTGCCAAACATACTGCCGAATTGCCAGAGTCAAAAGCAATCGGTAGTTTATATTCAGGCGATAAAGGTATGTGGTTTAAGGGTGCAGAAAGGTTGTCTCCTGTAATTCGTGATGCCGGCATAGGAGCTTCGTCTGCAGCCAATTTATTAGAAAAAGGCATACAAAACATATTTCGCACTGACGATAACGATCGTAGACCACCTAAATCACGGAGATAAAAATGTCAAAAAACGCTGTTTTTTTACGTACCCCATATAATTATGATAGAGATGCTGCAACTAATGAGTCAGGTTTGGCTTGTGAGGAGCCATCCCTGGCTCAGCAGCACCATAAAGACGAATGTGATATTAACAATATCCTTCGTCAATTTAATGTAACTGGGCTTTTGCCAGAAAGCCCATTAAGCCCCCGTTACGGGGACTTTACCGGTATTGGTGACTACCATACCGCACTTAACCGCGTAATCGCGGCACAAGATGAATTTGAGGCATTACCAGCCCAAATTCGAGCTCGGTTTAATAACGATCCTGCCGAGCTAATAGAGTTCCTTGAGGACGATAAAAATCGACCAGAGGCCGAGAGTCTCGGATTGGTCGAAAAAGGCGCTGCCGAAGCCGTTGAAGCGCCAAAAACTACCCCTGAAAAGGTGGCTGAATAAGCCATAGAACAGTTACTTACTTGATGTAACTGTTCTAGGTGACACCAAAAACCACAAAAGGAGTTAAAAATGATGTATAGAAAACCTGTAAATAAACGTCGTTCGGCCCGTTCTTTTAGAAAGAACGCTAGACGTACCAAATCTGCAAATATGCAAAAAGCCCCACAACGTGGAGGCTGGAGGCTCTAAAAAAGCCCCCAGGCACCTCACATGCCTTGCTATCACCCAATAAGTGCATATCAATGCACTGATGGATCAATAGTCTTTTCAGAATTGAGAAGACATGATATATCACGATCATTAAATTTACCCTGTGGCCAATGTGTTGGCTGCAGGTTAGAACGCTCACGTCAGTGGGCAATTCGATGCATGCACGAAGCTCAAATGCATGAACAAAACTCCTTTATTACACTTACTTATGACAATGCACATCTCCCAAGCGATAGATCATTACACTATAGAGACTTTCAGCTCTTTATTAAAAGATTACGAAAACGGTATTCTGGACGAAGAATTCGTTTTTACATGGCTGGAGAATATGGTGAAAAGCTTGGCCGTCCGCACTGGCATGCATGTATCTTCGGACTCGGCTTTAATGATAAGAAATTATGGGGATGGAGTCCCTCTGGTTCTAAGTTATATAGATCCGAAGACCTTGAATTACTCTGGCCATTTGGTCATTCCACCGTTGGAGAAGTTACTTTCGAGTCCGCAGCATATGTGGCTCGATACATAATGAAAAAGGTAATTGGAAAAAACGCAGAAGAACATTACACTGAAATTGACCCAGATACTGGGGAAATAATTAAGCGTAAACCCGAGTTTACCAAAATGAGCCTTAAGCCTGGTATTGGTTACGAATGGTATAAAAAATACACTTCCGATGTGTATCCTCACGATTACGTGGTAATTCGTGGAAAAAAAGTCAAACCACCAAAATACTATGATAAAAACTATAAAATAGATAATCCGTATGAGTTTGACGAATTACTTTACTTACGAGAAAAGTCTGCTAAACTAAATTATGAAGATAATACTCCTGAGCGATTGCTTGTAAAAGAGCAAGTAACTCAGGCAAAACTTCAAAAACTTAAACGTAACCTCACTTAAGGATATTCCTCATGAAATTAGTACTATGTTCTGTTAAAGACCGTGCAGCGGATGCTTACGGTCGGCCAATGTTTGTTCCGTCTGTTGGTGTCGCAATAAGGAGCTTTAGCGACGAGGTTAATCGGTCTGATACCGATAACCAATTATTTAATCACCCAGATGACTTTGATTTATATGAGCTTGGCGAATTTGATGATAATACTGGGTTGTTTGCTTTACACGAACAACCAAAACTGCTATCTTTAGGGAAACAGGTCAAAATACCTAAAGAGTGATTTAAATAAAACCGACTCAAAGGATGTATCTTTGGGTCGGAATATACTAGGGAGCTTAAAAAAATGCATCGTAATCAATCGGTAGATGTACACCAATTTACAATGATTCCAAAAGCAGACATTCCACGGTCTAGCTTTGATTGTCAATCTACACATAAAACAACTTTCGATGCTGGATATCTCGTACCAGTGTACGTAGATGAAATGCTCCCAGGCGATACATTTCGCCTAAATATGACGGCATTTGCCCGTCTAGCAACTCCCCTTTATCCAATTATGGATAATATGCATTTAGATTCATTCTTTTTCTTTGTTCCAAATAGGCTTATTTGGAGCAATTGGCAAAAGTTTATGGGTCAACAAGCGAATCCAAGTGATTCGATTTCTTATGTTGTACCCCAACAAGTATCACCAGCTGGTGGATACGCGATAGGATCATTACAAGACTATATGGGATTGCCTACTGCTGGTCAGGTAACTGCCGGCAATACTGTAAGTCACTGTGCATTTTGGCCACGTGCTTACAATTTAATCTATAACGAATGGTTTAGAGATGAAAACCTCCAAAATTCTGTTACCGTTGATACTGGTGATGGCCCTGATACTGTTGCTAATTACACTTTATTACGACGTGGAAAACGAAAAGATTACTTTACTTCTGCCCTTCCATGGCCTCAAAAAGGAACTTCTGTAACCTTGCCGTTAGGTACATCTGCACCAATTAAAGGTGGTGCTGATGGTACATACGTTAGTGTTCTTAATTCTTCAGGTGTAGCTAGAGGAATACGTGCCGATGGAGCTGGTGGCGCTGCTGGTCAAAGTTATATTTGGACCAGTCTTAGCTCTCCAAGTGCTGCTTTATATGCAGATTTAACTGCTGCAACGTCAGCAACAATTAATCAATTACGTCAATCATTTCAGATTCAAAAATTACTTGAAAGGGATGCCCGTGGTGGTACTCGTTATACTGAAATTATACGCTCACATTTTGGTGTTGTTTCTCCTGATGCTCGCTTACAGCGTCCCGAGTACATCGGGGGTGGATCAACCAATATTAATATTAATCCGATCGCTCAGACGTCGGGTACTAATGCTAGTGGAACTACTACCCCTATGGGCACACT